GTGATCTAGCTCTTGCCCGTGTGTCTACTTTATTTGTAGAACTCGATATAGTAAAAGGACCCAATGTAGAACTAGCTTGTGTTTGATTAGGAAAATCTCTTAAATTTAATGTAATTCTAGTGTCTCCTGTTTGTGATAAAAAGTCTGGTAACACTCTTCTTATTTTCATCATAAATTCACCATCACCTTGTAATCCTTGATTACCTATATCAAAATCACCAGATTCTATATTTGCAGTAATAGATGAAGTTGCACCTTCTCTTATTTGATCTAAACCTGTTTCGTGTTCATAATAATAACTAACACCATCAGTATTTCCTTGAACAAAAGTAGCGCTTCCAGATGTGCCATTAGAACTTGTATCATACTCTGTTGCATGAGGTTTACCAAATACAGCAGAGTCTTGCCATGATGTTCGAGCAAGAGTTCCAGTTGTCCACACAGGACGTTCTGGTGTTGAGTCTAAATAATTATAACAAACCATTCTGTTAACTGTATTTGATCCAGAGTTAGGATAAAACCACATTACTTCTCCAAACAAGTTATTTAATCCTGCGTTAATGTGTTGTTTTGGAATTGTATTAATATCATCATAAACATGATCTTCAACTAAACATGGTAATGATTCTAGTTTACCTGTGTATCTAAAGAAACCATTTTCTGACATCCAATACGCAGTACCATCAACCTCAACCGCTGCATTTTTTCCTATCAATCCACAGTTTGTACCTACTTGTTGAAATGAAAACGTAAAAGGCGATCCCACAAAACGCATAATAAATAATGCAGTATCAGTCCAAACATAAATAGCATCCCGTCCTCTAATCGCTCCAACAATTTTTGATCCATCTGCAAGTCTTTGTGTACCTGCAGTGTTAATTGCACTAGGTGCATAAGACGTTGTTTCATTAATAGATTCTTGATCTGAAAATCTTATAAACATTTCATCTCTTGTACTAGATGTTCCAATAGTTGTTTCTGTTCCAAAAAATATTAAGTGCCTGTCCGGTGTAGATACTAAACTAAAACTAGATGATGTTGGAGCATTAGCTAAAATTGTTGCTCTAGTTGATGTTGCACCTGTTGGATCAGAATCCCATTCAAAAGTTTCTCCACCAAATATAGTTGCAATAAGTTTGTTACCAAAATTATCTAATGACCATAAACCTGGTGCTGTTACAATATCTCCAGATGCTGCAGCGTTCCATGCAAAATAATTAGATGCATCTGTAACGGTTGCACCCGAAGAATGTGTTGCTGCTGTTGTGCCATTAGCACCTCTTGTTAATCCAGATAAAGTCCCACCACTATTTCCTGTATAAGTAATTAATTCTGAACCTATAATAACTGTTCCTGATGATGCAAATGATGTAGAACTAGCCATAGTTAAACTTGTAACTGATGCATTTATTCCTGATGATAGTGTTGATGTAAACTGTCCTTGTTTTACACCACCCCATGATCCAAGGCCCCAACCTGTTGTTGCTGTTTCAACTGCTGGTCCTACAGGATAATAATGTTTTACTCTAATACCACCAGATGTAGATGCACCTGACCCTGATTCGTTAGAAGACATAGTGATAGTTATGGTTGTATCAGTTGGTATACTTGTTACCATAAATTTTTTGTCTGTAAAATCACCAGATGAAAAATTAGAATTTGTAATACTTGTAAAACTATCTAATAATATAATATCACCCGCACTCATATTATGAGCAGATGAAAAAGTTAATGTTACAACTGCAGAGCCGTTAGTTGTTGTAAAAGCTGATGTTAAAGTTGTTGTAGTTTTGATTGGATGTATGTCATAAAAAATACCACCAGAGTATGCATATAATATTCTATTTGTACCTAACGCTGCATACTTAATACCTGAAGCATTTACAAAATGATGAATAGCTGTGTTACGTCCAGTTAATTCAATAGAACCTAATTGTGCCCAACCACCTATTTTTTCAGGTGTGCCATATCTAAACCTAACATTGTCACCATTAACCCATTGGCCTTCGCCACCGGTTGCTGTAACTTGTTTATTAAATCCAGGTGCAAACTGTACTTTTTGTAACATAGTGTATTCCTATGCTCTACTACGGTTTAGTTGGCCACGTAGCATTTTCACATTTTTCAACAGTATCTTTACCCGCTGGTAAATCTCTTAAATCTTTACGATATGTTTTCATATCGTCAGATAGAGTATTATCAGACAAAGCAAGATAATCAGTATCAGCTAATAATCTATTTCTTTTAGCTCTTAAATTAGCTAAAGCTCTAGCAGGGGCAGCATCTGACCATGCTTTTTCTTCAGCGTCTCTAGCTGTTTCTTCAGCTGCTGTAAACTGCACTGTGTTACCGTTTATGTTATGAAATCTTGGCATAGTTTTCTCCTTTTAATTTATGTATCATTTTTATAGAATTCCGTAAAGGCAAATATCTCCAGCATCTATGTTGCCGGATGACATTTTAAATTGTATTTCGTCTATTGCAGATGTTGTATTAAAATAACCAGAAACATGCTGATCTCTAGAACCTGTATCAGCTATATAAACACTAGTTCTTAAAATAAAATGTTTAACAAATGTTGTATTAGATGGATTAAATAAATGTAAATAACCACTTGCTGATTGATCATTTTCGTTTCCTATATCAGATGCGACTTCTTGAAATCCTGTTGCTTGGGTTTGGTCTCTATTAGCATCATAACTTAAAGTATTAACTGAATCGGCTTCATCATGTACTGCTCTAAAATATGTAGAAGTAATAGTTTCATTATAACCACTTCCACCAGCAACATTTGCTTGAAAAGTTAATTCAGCAGCATCTGTGGCTGGATGAATATCTTTAAATGTAAATAAATATTCCTTATAAGTATCATCAAGAACAACATCGCTTGTTCCATCAACAAAAGATAAAGTAGCAGAACTAGAAGCAGTTAGTTTTTTAATAAACACCATAGATCCAGTATGCAAAGACCCAAAGGTTGTAACCGATCTAACTCCTCTATCATTAAGTGTAACTATGCTCATTATGAATCCTTTAATCCATACATTTTAAATGTTCCAGAATCTGAATTTCCATTTTCTGATTTAAATTGAATTGCATCTATTGCTGATGTTGTATTAAAATAACCTGCACCATAAGAGTTTATAGTATAGTCATTTGCAGCATATCCTTGCGTTTCAAATATAAAATGTTTTACAAAAGTTGTAGAAGATGGATTAAATAAATACATGGTTGCAACTCCACTTTGATCATTATCAGTTCCTGTACTAGCATTTATAAGATCAACAAAATTTGCTTGAGCTGCATCTGAACCTGTGTCGTAAGCGTAAGATGTATCACTATCAGCTTCATCATGATAAGCTCTAAAACAAGTAGATGTAATTGTTGCAGTGTAATTTGAACCTGTATCTGTGCTTCCTCTTAATTCTATTCTAGAGTTAGCGCTTGGGTGTATATTAATTAATTTAAATACATAAATTGGATAAGTAGAATCTAAAACTACATCACTGCTACCATTTACAAAATTAAAAGTAGCTTGACCACTAGCAGTTAAAGTTTTAATATGTGTTAATGATTTAACTGCCCCAGGTATAGCTGAAATATTTCTAATGCTTCTGTTGTTATAAGTTACAATTGACATTACGAAACTCCATACATTTTAATTGTTCCAGCATCTATGTTACCAGAACTCATTTTAAATCTTACACCATCTATTGCAGCTGTTACATTACAATAACCAGCATAATAAACTTGAAAAGAAGCATCATTCCCACCAATATGTTGAGAGTATGTTGTTATTCCTATAAAATGTTTTACAAAAGTAGTATTCGATGGATCAAATAAGTATAAAGTTCCACTACTAGATTCATCATTAGCATTACCTGCTTCTTGAGCTATAATCTGATCTGAAGTGCTTTGTGCTAAATCCCAAGCAGTTCTATAAATATTGCCATAAGTACCAGCTTCATTGTGATATGGATTAAAAACTGATGTTGTTTTGGTTGCATCAAAATTACTACCACCATCTCTAAAATTAACTGTTAATTGTGCATTACTAGCTGGATGAATATCAATATATTTAAAAATATATTCTTTATATGTAGAATCTATACTGCTAGTAAAATCTAAATTAGCACTTGAACTAGCTGTTACTGTAGATAATAATGTTAAACTACTACCAGTGACTCCTGAAGGAAAACTGGTAATGGATGCCATGGATCTGTCATTGCATACATTGATTGACATGTTATGCCCCCATCAATGCTTTTATCTCATCATCATCCAATCCAAGATTTTTTAATTTTTGTTTACCTGATGCTTTTTTGTTTTCTCTAGCAGTAGCTTCTTCTTCTTCAGTAGGTAACTCTGCTATTTTAGCTTCTATATCAGTTTTAGAAATAGGTGTTGTACCATCTTTCCAAGTTATTTTATTAATATCATCATCTTCAAGAATAAAACTTGCTGATGGATTTATTTTTAATATAGCTTTTGAAATCATTATCCAGCGACCTCCATTAATGTCCATGCTTGTTGGCGATAATTATAATTTGCACCTCCACTTTGTTCATTATGATAAAGCCTGTATTGAACTTCACTTGTGGTACTTGGTGATCTTGTAAAATTTATTGAAAAAGGTATTCTTGCTCCTACTGTATATTGATAGGTAATTGCATCGTTTAAAGTTGTTATAGCTGTAGTACCCTCTCTTAATTGTAATTCAGCGTAATTTCCAGCAGCACCACTTGTCTGTTCTACATAACCATCTACAAAAATTTGAATTTTACTTGAAGTTGCTGATGGAGTAATACTAGCACCAGCACCAATGTAATCATCTGTATTTGATAACGCTGTTGATCCAACAGTTGCATTAACCACCTGTAAAATTTTTCCTCGACCAACTAAAGACGCATCTACTCTTTTAAGTACACCAGCATCTGAAACTAAAAACTCATCAGTTGCTGCTGGTGCTGTTGCCAATTCTGTTTCTCCAGAAATAATATCTTGAGCTAATTTTGCGTTTGTCACGGTTCCATCCGAAGGTGTCCCAATGTCGAGCACGTTACCTAACAAGATTATAAAATCGATGGAGTCACCCGTAGCGAGATTCGAGGCGAACGTGATCGTGGCCCCTGAAATAGTGAAGGATGATCCGGGTTTTTGTAGGATACCATTTAAACTAACCAGCATGTGATTAGCGTTTTCTGGCTCCACATTAGCAGAGGATACTTGCATAGTGTATGCGGCTTGTCCGTTTACTACTGTAATTGCATCACAAACTTGGAAATTGCCCACAACGGGCTGCTTGCCTATGTACATTTCATGCTCCTTTTTTCTTGTTTATAATTCATTTTATCTAGCATTGCAAGGCACTCCATTAGAGTTTACGAAAGGTGCTTCTGCAAAGGCTGCATATACGTATGTTTCAGCAGCGTTAGAATTTCCATCAGTGCTTCTCCATTTAAAACCATTGGATAAAAAATCTACCTCATTATTAGCTCCTTCTGAATTAGCTGCATTAGGATTTATCATAGCAGAAATTTCATTAAACGAATTAGCTCTTTTATTATCTACAATTCCCCAGTTGTTTGTAGCATCAACATCTTTTATTAAAACAAAAGCTGGTTTAAATCCTGTATAAACAAAAGTTCCATTGGCACTATTATTGCCTTCGTATGTACCAAAATTACTAAAACCTTGTTTGTCTGCAAAACAGTAAGCTATAAAACTTGATCCAGTAGCATTAGTTTGACTATCGTTTGCTACTGTAAATACAGAACTTGATGGTACTGTATTTCCCCACATTATAGAACTTGATGCTGTAGTAGCAGTAGAATTTAATTGCAAATAACCACCAGCACCTGTATTATAATGATAAACTACAAAATTGTTTCCATTATTATCATATTCTTTTGCAATAATAAATTTTGGAACTGCAGATAACCCATGTGCAATTGTTGCGCCACTAGCATCACTAGATCCTGTCCATTTAACAATACTAAACCCACTTGTAGTATTAGCACTAACTGTTGAGTTTATATCTCCAGATGTATTAGATGCACCTGAACCTCCTGCTTTCCAATTCCATACTACGTAATTATGTGCATTTTCATTATTTAAATTTTCATTTCCTGAAACTGTAATTCCATTAGATTCAAATGTCATACTAGCAAAAGTTCCTTCTTGATTAGTATTTGTAAATTGCAATGCCGCATTATTTCCTCTAATAACATCTACCACATACCCACCAGTAGCATCTGTTCTTTGCCTACAAAATACTAAATCAGGCTGAAAGCCAACAGTAATTGCTCTATTATCAGAGCCATCGCCTGTAAAAATTACTGTTTTAAAATGTTCTTCTGGATCGTCTATTGATGTATAAACAGCCATTTAACCTCCAAACTCCGCAAGATTTTTTGTACACAACGAATAATAATTTGTGGGAACGCTGTATTCAAAATTGCCATAACCATTAGCATCTGCGTTACCTGATGAGATTGCAAAAGATGGAGAACCAAAATTTGCTTCAAATACTCCACTATTTGAGCCATCATCATAATTAAATGCTGGATGCCAAAATCCTGTTTTAGAGGTATAACTTGAAATATCAATTGCAGTTCCACTATTTTGTGCAGTTCCATTTTTATAAAAAATTAATTCATTATCGTCTAAATTTAAAGCAACTGATATTATATCTCCCGGTGCGTAAGTATCTCCATAAGAAGTAGCTGAACCTCTAATTTTATATTTTCCATTAATTGCTTCATAGGCAATTCCTTCAGTTTCTCCTAATCCACCTGTATTAGGTGGATTAATATCTGCTATTCCTATTCTAGCATAATTATTAGAGCCATCTGTATCTGATACATATTTAATTTCCCAATACCATTTTCCTGAAGATACACCTATAGTAGCTTGATTATAAGAAGAAGCACCTGAAGTTGTTGTAATTTTTAAATTTCCTTCAGTAAAAGTATTACCAGCGTTTGTAACAGCCAAAGGATTCATAGTTGCAAAATTATTTGTGCAAGTATCCGTACTTTGATCCACTGCTGTAAGGTTATTAACTGTAAAATGACTATCATTTCCTGAAGTGTCTGCACCAATACCACTACTATTTGCACTTGTTCCTGTTTGTTTAAACTGCAAGTAAAAACCATTCGTACCAAAAGTTAATCCTGATACATCTTTTGGTTTCCAAATTGTCGGAGTATCAGAATCAAATTCTCCAAAGTTAGAAGCAGCATAAGCAGTTCCATCAATTAGACAAACTTCTGCCATATATCCACTAAAATAAGTCCCATCTGTAAGTCCCAGATTATTAGTTGCAGAAGAATTATTAAGATCTATTGTATCACTATTTGAAGGATATGTTGCTGTATCAAAATTTGTTAATTGGACTCCATTAGCATAAATTTTAACTCTATCTGCCTCTGTTCCATTACTTAAATCAAAAGCAACTACTATATGGAACCAAGCACTAGGATCTTTAAAGTCCATAGCTGTTTTCAAGTCTATAGTATTACTTCCACTATCTTGATGTAATATTACTAATTCGTCATTCGTGCTTCTAAAATAAATATTTGTAAAATTGTTTGAATCTATAAAACCTGTAAAAATTCTATTTGTTGTTCCGTTTGTTGCTTTTTTTATCCAAGCACTAAAAGTTGCTGTTTGTGTATTTCCTGAAGAAGCTGATTTACTTAAATAATCACTACTTCCACTATTAAATCTTAAAGAGTTATCTACTAGATAAGGATTAGAATTACTTGGTCCTGGATAAAGAAAACTATTAATTGGCATTAAACCTCCAATCTTGGCAAATCACCTAATGGTCTTTCAATAACTACTGGATCTCCTTCATCTGCTGTATTTACATAAGTACATAAAGTTTCTAAAGCTGGTGTGTCACTAGCATTTGTAATAGCTGTTTCCATTTCAGCAGCTTTTGTTCTTACTGCTGCTCTATGTGTTGTAATAGATGATGGTACTGCTGTACCTGCATCTGCTTTTCTTATTATATACCAATCTGTTCTTTGAAGTTCTCCAGCTGCTTGTTTTTTTATATCTTCTATTAATACTGTTTTTAAACCTTTAACTGCAACATCACCGACATCTTTACCTGCTGGTATTTTACCATCTGTTTTATCTTGAGATGTCCATAAAGTATCTGCATGTGCTTTAGCCGTAGCTGTACCCCATGCTCTAGTTACTTTACCACTACCAAATGTATATGACTCATTAGTATTAATATACCATTTATCATTTTTAAAATTTGTATTATTTGTTTCAACTTCGTAAATACCTATTGCTTCTTTTTCATTTTTAGTCCATTTACTAAATATATCTGGTGAATATTGATTGCCATTAAGTTCAAACCCTTTTGGATAAGGGAATATTTTTGTAACTGATCCTGATTCTACTAATGCATACATAATATTAACTTAATGTTAAATTTTGGTTTCTACCAATTTCTAACCATTTACTCCCGTTGTATCTAAAGACAAATACATCTCCCTTTGCTGCTGTTGTAGTTAATGTTGGAGCTGTGTCTGCGGCAAATTCGTACACGGCATTCCATGTTAAAGTTCTTGATCCTGTTCCATCTTGAATAACAAGTATAGATATAAACTGACCAGTAGTTCCATTAGAAGCAGCTGCTAATGTTCTATTACCACCTAAAGTTAATTTACATACATCTTGTGTTGAAGCATCCCAAGTAACTGTTGCTTGATCTGTTAGTGTAGATTCAGCATAATTTAATTTAGCAGACGTAATTAAATCATCAGCAATATCTGATGCTGTAAGAACAACTTGAGACGGCTCTTGTCCAATATAAGACATCTTACGTTATCTCCATTATAGACAGTGTTCCTGAAATTTTATCCGCAACTGAACAATCAATTTTTATCTCGTCAGTAGTTTCTAAAACTACCTTACCGCCCGACAAAAGCTCCAAACTCGAACCCGCGGGAATATTTACGTCCTTTGCTAAAAATGATGTTCCATTACTAACGTTATTCGCTCCACCTCTACTGCCTGTATCACTAACAAGTTCTACCTCTACAGTTACTGCAGACGAATGTATGTTAGTAAGTATTAAACCTAATACTACTGTAGTAGTCGATCCAGCCACCGTATACATTTTGTATGCGGTGCCGGCACTAGCAGGTTCTGCTGCGAAAGTCACTACTTTAAACGTGTTTGCCATATATCCTCCTAAAAATTATCTTTATATACCTAGCCGAGTGCAATTGCAAGAGCTGTCGGGTCATCTGTTACATATCCAGCGCTATTTAAATATGTTTTAAGATCCGATAAAGCTACTTGTACCATTGTTCCATTATCGTTTGTTACAAATCTGTCTGCATCAACTAAAGTTGTGCTTGTTGCTGATGTACCACCATCTACAATATTAAGCTCTGCTGCTGTAGAATCTACAGCGGCTAATTTAGTTAAATCTGCTTGTACTAGTCCAGAAACTCCGTCTAGTAAATTAAGTTCTGCTGCTGTTGATGTAATAGCTGTGCCATTTATAGCTAGTTTACCTGTTACAACATTAAAAGTAGCATTGTCTTCTATTCTAGCTACTTCTGTTCCATCTGCTTGTTGAAATATAATATCTTTAGCATCAACAACCGGTCTAATTATAACATCGCTTGATGAGTTAGATATTCTTAAAATTTCTGTGCCACCATCTAAAAAATTAAAATCACCACCATCTGCATCAAATTTAAGATCACCTGGTGCATCTAAAGTTACATCTGTTGCTCCGTTTAATACAAAATCAAGAACAGTTGTGCCTGCTGCTTTCATGGTAATATTATCACCATCTGCATCAAGAATAATATCTGTTGTTGCATCAAGTGTAATAGTAGAACCTGAATCTATTTCTGCAATTACAGGTGTAGTTAAAGTTTTGTTTGTTAAAGTTTGTGTTGCAACAAGAGATACTAAAGTTGAATCAGCACCGTCTGGTAACAACATTACATTTGTAACAGCTGCTGAATGTGGTTGAGATTTTAATATTTGGCCGTGGGAATTAGATTCACAGTTAAATTGTATAGCACCTGCATTAGTATCACCTAAAACAGTTATATGTCCTGTGCCTTTTGCACTTATATTAAAATCAATATTAGTATCACCACCAGTAGCTTTTATCGATGGTGGATTACCTGTTGCAGCGTTAGTTACATCAAATTGGTTTACTGCTGAACTTGTTGTTTGAAATATAATTTGTTCATTACCGTTTTCATCTGCAATAAAATGTGCATCATCTATTAAAATATTTGCAGAGTTAGTATCTAAATCACCACCTAATTGTGGAGATGTATCTTCTACTAAATTTGATATTGCACCTGATGAAGCAAGACCTGATACCACTGCTGATCTTGCAATTTTTTTAAGACCACCACCTGAAGTATCTATTGCTAAAAATACATCATCGTTAGCAACTGTAGATATTTCTGATAATGAACCTACTGCTATTGAATTAAAGTTTGTGCCATCTGCAACTAATAAATTACCTGCAGTGTTTGTGCCCATTGTAATATCATCACCAGATACTGTTAAATCTCCAGTTACAACTACATTACCGCTAAATGTAGCCTTACCTGTATCTGACATGTCAAAAGTTAAAGCAGTGATGGTTGAACCACCATCATTACCTTTAATTGAAAAATCTGCATCAGAAACTTTTGTTTCTAATATAACATTGCTTGATGAATTATGAATACGAGCCATTTCAGTGCCATCATCTTCATAGATAATACCACTACCCGCAGTGCCAGCATCAAGAGTAATACCACCAGCAGATTCTAAATTAATAGAGTCAACTGCAGTACCATCGGATACTACATCTAAATCGCCATCAGCGTTTGAACCTATATATAATCCAGAATCTCTGAATTGTAATCTCATTGCAGCATTTAATAATAAAGCTGTATCTGCAACATGAGTAAGTGATACATCTGAATCTGCACCAAAACTTAACACAGCAGAGTCACTTAATAGTTTAAGATCATCACCTATTACAGCATCTTTTGCCACAGATAATCCACCATCAGTTTGTAGTGATCCATCTGTTGTAGAAGTTGCTTCAGTAGTATCATCTGTTTTTACAATACCACTAGCTGTAATTGTTGTAGCTGTTAATGCTTGTGCAGCAATTGTACTACCTGATTGTGCTGTAAATGTGTTTGCAGTAAATTGAAAATCATCAGCTCCTGCAATTTTAATATCTATTTGATCATCAGTATCTGCTGTAATAGTTGTATCACCATCAGCATCTAAAACTAATTCTCTTCCTT